GTTAATGTCTGCACCGTCAGCATCAAGGTGAATGTCGCCAGCAACATCAAAGGTTAGATCGCCATTAGGCGCAGATATCAAACCATTGACCCCAGAGTTACCTATTAAGATATCTCCGTCATTTCCAAATACGGCAGCGCCACTGTCGTTGATAATTAAATTATTAGTACCGCCAACAGTAATGTTGCCGCCAGAAGTTATTGAGCTGTTAAACGCAGCCGCTCCCGCCTCTGACATATCAAGCGTGAGGGCATCAATAGTGGTTGAGCTATCTATTCCTCTGAAAATTATGTCTTTGTCGGCAACCTCCGCGCTTATCAGAAAATCAGAAGAACTGTTTTGTAAGCTGCCCACCAACAAGCTGGCATCTTGAAAGTAAATGCCTCCCCCATCAGCGTTGAGCAGGATGTTCCCAGCAACGTCAAGAGTTAAATCACCAGATGACAAATCAATCTCTGTCCCATCAATCGTGATGTTGTCTACGACTACGCCAGCGTTGGCAGTCAGAACGCCAGTGACACCCAGAGTTCCACCCACGCTCAAATCATCAGTAATCGTCAGATCGTCTTCTACGGTGAGGTCAACGACGTTGAGGTGAGCAAAGGCATCAACCATAGCGCCACCTGATCCGGCACCATCCGAATATATCGCCTTGGTCTGGCCATTCGGGACTGTGACAGTCGCCCCACTGCCCTGCTTGATGATGATGTTCTGTGACCCGGAAGTGGCATTTTCTATGAGCCAAAGCTTACTTACGGTATTCGGGCCAATAGTGATCGTACAGGCAGAGTCTAAAGTGCCAGTGTACTTAAGGAAAAGACTCCTACCGGGATCAGTAGAACCGTCAGCAATAGTAGTAGTATGAGTATCAGCATTCGTCGTGATTGCTTCTGTGCCAAAGCTAAATGCCTCTGCAATTAATTCGAGGTTAGTATTTGTGCTAGTGCCCCAAGTACCAGCTTCATCACCAGTGGCAATCTCTTTTAAGCGTAAATCATTAACATAAGTTGCCATTTATTTTCTCCGGCTTTTTGACTTCTTTTTTTCCATAGAAGCCACATGCTTTTTTAACATCTCAGCTTGTTGTTTATGAGACTTAGATGCCTTTTCCAAACCCTTAATTACCTTTTTAACCTTTTGTACCATTAGGCAACCTCTTCCCAGTTAGGTGTTTGGCTATCATCAACAGCCGTCCAATTAGGCGTCTGGCTAGTTGATATTGTTGAATAACTTGGCGTTTGATCCCTATCCACAAGCCCCCAAACATTTGACGGGCCAATCGCTCCAGTAGCGCTAACGCCAGTAGGAACAATGTTAGCATCGGCTGTCGTAGTGACAGAACCCACACTGCCTGTTGCCGACACCCCTGTAACTGAAGTGCTAGCTTTTGCTTCAACTGTGGCGCTACCAACAGCGCCCGTTCCTGCAACTCCTGTAAGCGCAACATTAGCTTCTGCATCGGTTGTAACGGTGCCAGCCGCAGATGTTCCTGAAACGCCTGTGACAGTAGTATTTGCTTCTGCATCGACCGTCGTTGTTCCAACAGCACCCGTTCCTGCATTGCCTGTGACAGGAAGGGTATTATTTGTAACAAGCGATATACTGCCAAGTTCACTTGTACCCGCAACCCCTGTAACAGTGGTATTTGCTTCTGCATCGACTGTTGGAATCGTAACGGCACCTGTGCCAGCAACTCCTGTAACCGATGCATTAGCTTCTGCATCAACTGTGACTGTACCAACGGCTCCGGTTGCAGAAATGCCTGTAACGTCAATAACGTCGGGCGTACCCCACGCATCTTCGCCCCAAGTGCCTCTACCCCATCCATTGATATTTGCCACACGCTAATTCCTAAGCAATACGAATAATTGCGTTACTAGCATCGGCTGTTGGAAACTGCACCGTAAAATCACCGGCTGTGCTTGTTTTATCTCCACCAAAATCAAGCGCACATACTGATGGATCACCAGAAGCAGACTCATTAAATATAAGCGCTCCTCGTGCAGTCAGTGTTGCATTTGAAAATGTCAGGTCTGCAAAATCTGTAAACGCCGTAGTTCCTGATGTAGTTGGATCTACACGAGTTAAAGCTGCGCCTTTAGCGGTATAGTTTGTGCCCGACACTTCATTTGAAACCGTGTACGCTGTTGTACTAGCGCCCAAACTTGCAGAGCTTGTGTACAAAGCTAGATTAAATGTGCTGCCACCAGAGTTCTTGAAGTTATGGACTGCTTCCATAAGTTCTTTTTTGAAGCTGGTACACATTGCTGTCGTAATAGCCATTATAGCCTCCTAATTATTTCAGCCATTTCGCTCTGGCCTTGTTTCTCAAGTTCACCACACAATGTAGTTCTGTCGCTTTTTAAAGCTTCCTTCATGTAATACGTTACACAGTTTAACACACTCTGTTTAAACGCTTCCGCTTGTTGAGCAATAACAGGGTGCGACTCATTGCCAACGCTGACAATCCGGTTTGTAGCTGTTTCAGCCCAAAACTCTACGTCATGGCCTTTGTTTGACGTTGTTACTACATCAAACGCACCTACACTTAATTCAATAGATGATGACATTACTTGGTACTAATGCTTGCCTGACCAGTTCGGTAGGCATCAGTTCGATTAAAGCCTTCACCTTCTTTCTTCAATTGGCCGACAGAAATCTCAAACTGTTGTTGATATTGTTGAATAATATCTGGCTCACCCTTCATAAATATATATGCCTGAACAAGACTGCCATAAAGCAGCGCATTCGTTGCGTTATCGCCCAGCCAGCTAGTGCCGCTTGAGGCATCAACTATTGACTGTGGAAGGTATGAGTAATGCAGTTCTGCCGTATAATTGCCATTTGGCGTTGGCGCAACCATAAAAGTCTCATCATCAAAAATTGAATAATACTTTGGTACGCCCGTTGATGAGCTATCTGGATAAGCTTCTCTAATAAAGTTAACGTCTTTAAATATCAAAAACTCATACCCAGAGTTATTAATCGCTAACGAATATGGGTACAAAAAATCACTAGGCGTAGCTAAATACTGATTGCTCTGTGTCAATGTCCCCGTCACATTCTTTCTAAAGTCTGGTAACTGAATAGATCGAAGTAACTGCTCTTCAGTTGTCTTAATAAATACAGGTATGTTTGAGGCAAAGGTTGTTTCTGTATTCTCTGTATAGTCTTTAATTGCCTGAGTAAGAGTTGTATATGTCCAAGCCATTAGCCTATTACCACCTTAACTATTCCAACTTCTCCGGTAATATCCAAGCCTACTGTCCTAGAGCCAAGCGGTGTAACTCCACCGCCCACAGGGTCAAATGAACCGAGCCTTCTGCTAGCATTAATTGCATTATCTGGCCGTGGATTTCTTAACGCCTGTGGATCAGACATATTCATGCGGCCAAGTTCATACTGAGGATTGTCTTTATCTAAAACGTCATACCCGACTCTAAAGCCCGTATCTCTGCCATCACGAATTAATGGCACCAGATCTCTCAACTTATATCGAAAACCTGTTACATCACAAAACCCAAATGCATGTTTGCCTCTAGCATATATGCTCAATGTCTATACCCTCCGGGCACAAAATATAATGATGATTTTTCTCTATCTGCATCAGCAGCTAGTCGCCATTCATCTTCATATATTTGTTTTAGCAAAGGGATTCTTTGGGCAAGCTCTGGCTTTTTAAGACTTATTTGATAAGCAAGCCCTGCAACCAAGCATGGAAGGTATCTTGATGGCACTTCTGGATTTGATGCGCCAGTAGACCCGGCATCCGCTATTCGCTCCATATAATAATATGTAAGAACATATGGCTCTGTTGAATCGGGAACAGGCCACAAGTTAATAGCAATGCCGGTATCTATTTTCTCAAGCCAATACTGCAATGGCTTTGAGCTAGTCAACTTATTTGTAAGATGTGAATACTGCTTGACCGAAATGCGTGTAAGCATCTGATCAACCTGTGTCGATACATTGCCTGAGTTTGTGCGTATAAACGCTTCAACAATATCAAGTATCTTTCCATCTAAAGCGTATCGTGACGTTCCAGCAGTAAGAGACTGCGTCCCCTCTTTTATCGTCCACAAATTAAGCCCACGATTCTGCCACTCCAGAAACATGAGATTAAGACTACGCCTAGCAGTACGATAATCGTACCCGCTTTTTAACTCTGACCCCGCTCGCTCAAAAGCTTCCTCTATCGCGTCTCCGAGGTCTAAGTTAAATGTATAAGTTGACATTCACCGCTACTTCTTTTTAACGGCTTTTCTGACAGACTTACCAGACTTCATGCCTGTAGGACGCTTTTTCATAACGCCTTTCTTAGCCATGCCGCCACCGCCCATTTTCTTAGGACGCTTCTTCATAACACCCTTCTTTTTCATTCCAGCCATTTTGAACCTCCTTAAGGTCTTGATAAAACTTTTCTCTCAAACAAAACACATGACTAGGCTCACCAGATCCAAAAGTATACGAATAGTAATCTGTCTTTTTTAACTTATTCGCTGACTCCTGTAAGTGGTCTAGCCTTTGTATGTACATCATCGCATAGTCACAATCGTTGTGCTGCACGAACTCATCGTCGCTGCCTTCATCATTGCCTTCATCCTCTGGGTGCGACGACATAACCCAAAGGTTTAAATCATTGTATGCTCCATGCGCTATAGAGTAGTTAATTGCCTCTACACGTTGATGAAACATATAAGGATCTTCTTCATAATCCAAATCTACAACTATTGTAAGATCGTATTCATCATCAAAACTTTCTAGTATTTGATAAACGACATCAAAACTTTTACTGCGTTTAAACGCTATATCGACCTTATTATCAGCCCACGCTTTCTTTGCATACGGGCATCCTGATAAACCATTAAGCTCTTTTATTGGCGCTTCTAGTGTAACCCTAGACCAATCTCGGATTTCTTTTCTAATAGAATCCTCTTGATTGTTGTTAAGGCTTTCTAGCTGCGCCATATCCACGCCGTTCCATTTGACGCACAGAGCCTTTACGGGGTTCTGTATGGTACTTAACAATGCCGCCTTCTTTCATTTTGCCAATGCCATCAGCAGCAAACTCAGGAACCATTTTGCCGTCTTTTTCTACCATCGGCATTTTACTTTTTTTCATCCAACCACCCTCATTTCCCTGCAAAGACCTTTAGCCATAGACTTTAAAGACTCTACAGGTGTATTTAAGAACTGCTCCAATGACATCTTATGAGCAAGCGGAATTGTAGAATATGTCTCAAAAACAACATTACGTTGATCTTGATCAAGCGACATTCTGATTCGCACCGAATCATTTGGGTCTGTAAACGCATGAAAACATTCAAGAATCTTTTGATCAAACTGATTCATAAAGCCTATCCGTAGTGCTTAATAACGCTCATGCAAATGCTATAAACATCATTATTAGAATGACCAACTGTAGTGAACAAAATATCACCAGTAACTCCGCTACCAGCGTTATTTGGAATGCCACTAAATTCGCCAAAATCTAATGTATCTGAGTAATCTGCATTCAACTGCCATGCTAAAACATCAGTGCTTGCATCAAAAAATATCTTTACACCCATACCAACAGTGGTATACCAAATCTTTTCAATAGTGACTTTAGCGCAAGATGCGCCGGTCATAGGGTCAGCACTAAGCGCAGATACATCAATTTTTTTCACTGCTGCTTCACCAGTGCCATCGCTGACATTGGTAAACCTAAAAATTGCTTTTCTAGGGCCGTCTTGGATTGTTTGTGAAGCTACTGCATCAGCCATATTTTTCTCCTAACAAAGGGGCGTAAACCGCCCCATGCGTTATAAAAGGTTACTGATCAGCAAATGCAGGTGCAGTGGTACTCGTAACATTTCCAAAGATCTGATAGTTAGTTGTATCCAGACCCAAGATAGTTATATCGAATCCAGCAGGAACATTCAGTTGAATGCTGCTATTAGAGTTACCATCAGAAAATACGCTGCTTACCTCATTACCATCAGTGTCTAAAAAGGTAACGCCGCCAATATAAAAATTGCTATTGCCGGGAGTAATAATTAGCGCATCTGTTGCATCCGCCGCACCGCCAGCGTAAACAAAGCGGTAAAAAATACCCGCAGTAGGGGCTGGCAAAACATAGGTGCTATCTTGACTATTATTACCAACAAGATTAATGCGACCTGCATTTGTAGCAGCAGTAAGGGTAGTTGATGCAGCATCAGCAAGCGATACAGGGGTTACCTGCATACCAGAGCCATCGAGCGTAAAGGACGTTGTAATTGCGCCAGTGCTGCTATTTTTTGAAACGACTGCGAAGCCGTTCTCCGAGCGGACTGAACCGTTGAAGGTTGTATTAGCCATGTGGTTCTCCTGTCTTGGCTAGTGTCTAATGTTTCACGTGAAACAATTAGTCAGGATAAAAAAAAGGACTACCCAAGTATAACCTGAGTAGTCCTTAAAAGCTCTAGCTAGAGCCGGGTGATCCAAAAATTCCAAGTGGATCAGAAACGCCGAAACTGTAGCGTTCACGCGCTTTATAGCGCACGTTACCAGTATCGAAGTCACCGTCCATAGAATTTTCTAAAGCTGCCCGTTCAAAGTGCTTCATGCCATTTGGAACGTCAGTAATCAAGAACCACGCATTTGTATCTGTGAGGTAGTGATTTACTGAGTAGCCTTCTGGAATACTGCCATTTGTATAGATAGCGTTCAGATCATTGTCTGCCGTACCAACGCGACCTTCAGTCTGAAGGATGCGAGTTGCGGTAAACATTAACGCAGGTGGAACGATCAACTTGCGAGGACGGGCTGCAATTAGCAATCCACGCTCATCAGTCCATCCTGCAATAGCAATGATAGCCGCCTCTAAAGAAGTTTCGTTCAAGTCAGCTGCCGTCGCAGGACGGTTGCTGTTCTTGCCACCACTCACAAGAGGGTGTCCATCACCACCAGTAACGCCATCGCCAGAAGCGGTAAACAAGTTTACGCCGTCACCCGATTGGAATGAGTTTGTAAAACCATTGTTTAATGGCTGTGCAGCTTTAACCTGCTTGGTGTATGCCATAGCTCGTGCTAACGCCTTGGTGTAGCGAGCAGAAAGAGAATCGTAAAGATTATCTTCCATCGCTTCCTCGGTAATCGCAAAACCCATAGCCACTGTCTCGTGATTAAAGCGAGCAGTAAAAGACTCTTGTGCAGCATCATATGTAATGCTTTCACCTTCGCCTTTTGTTGGTGCTGCGCCAAAACCACTCAGCTTGACTTCTTCCTCAAACGAACGATCAGAAGATTCTGTGTCGTAAATTTGAGTATGTTCGTCTTCGTACTTTGTGTACTCCAAACCGAAAAGAGCATTAAGCCCCGGTAGGAGTTCTTTAAGCATTTGCGCTCTTGAAATTGCCATTGCTTAATTCTCCTTAAACGCCGGTTGTGTTTCTGTACGCATGACCAACATTAAAAATGAAGAGTGC